GTTTGCCAAGACCATTGACCCCAAGCTCATGGAAGACGGCGACAAGTCACCAGAGTTGCAAATGGCCGAACAGCAGATGCAGGCGATGGGTCAAGAGATGGAGCAGATGCACCAGATGATCCAAAACGTCGGCAAATCCATCGAGATGCAAGATATGCAGCGCAAAGATTTTGAAGCTGAAGTTAAGATGTACGAAGCCGAAACCAAGCGGATCGCTGCGGTGCAAGCTGGCATGACTGAGCAACAGATTCAAGACATTGCGATGGGTGTAGTCGCTGCGGCGATGGAGTCGCAAGACATGATGAACCAAATGCCTGAGATGCGTGAAGAGTCCATGCCTATGGAAATGATGCCTGAAGGCGAAATGATGCCACCACAAGGAATGCCACAATGACACACAAAGCCGCTGATTTTTTAGGCTTGCTGTTCTTGGCGCGGGATGTTGCACATTCTGTGCATTTGAATACTCGCAGCTTTAGCAAGCACACAGCACTTAACATCTTCTATGAGCGCATCATTGGTGCGGCTGATGACTTTGCTGAAGCGTACCAAGGCCGATATGGTTTGATTGGCCCTATCACTTTGAACTCAGCAAAAAAGACATCTAACATCATTGAATTTTTGCAAGATTCCCTTGCTGAAATTGAAGGCGCTCGTTACGATGTGTGCGATAAAACTGATTCATCGCTCCAGCAACTAATTGATAATATCGTTGAGATTTATCTCCGCACTTTGTACAAATTGAAATTCTTGGCATAAGGACACATCATGGCTAATTACACCCAAACCGCAGCGACTACTCAAATCAAAGTTGGTGCTGGAAAACTTTACGGTATTTTCGTGTCGGCATCTTCAAGCGGTACTTTGACAGTCTATGACTCAGGCGCATCAAGCGCCAGCGACCCTAAGATTTCAGACACCATCGCCGTGTCAGCAGGTACAACCTACTTGAATATTCCAGCGGGTCTGTTTTTTAACAAAGGCTTGTACATTGTGCTTGCTGGTACTTCAGCAGCATTTACCGTCGCTTACGACTAAGGGTTAATCATGGCCGTCGTCTTTCTCTCCCCAGTGGGCGGCGCAGCGGCCCAGTTCTTTACCAACAGCGGTGTTCCTTTAACTGGCGGCAAGCTGTACACATACGCAGCCGGTACAACCACGCCACAAACCGCATATACATCGTCTAGCGGTGTAACGGCACACACCAACCCAATTATTTTAGATTCCGCAGGCAGAGTACCTGGAGGTGAAATTTGGTTGACCGCAGTGCCGTACAAATTTGTTTTAAATACATCAACTGATGTTTTAATTGCAACTTATGACAACATACGAGGTTTTGGTTCTACTTCTGTAACAAACTACACAGGAAACGGCTCAACAGTTGCGTATGCAGTTTTGGGAAATGTAGTTGACGTTTACATAAATGGCGTATATCAGAATAGAAACACATATTCTGTATCAGGTAGCACTTTGACATTTACTCAAGCGCCACCATTTAATTCTTTAATTGAAATTTTGTATACCTAATAAGGAATAAGTCATGTCTTTGACTAAAGTAAGTTACTCAATGATTAACGGTGCAACCGTTAATGTGTTTGATTACATGACCGCAGCAGACCAAGAACAAGTTGTTGCGCGGAATCAAACCGCTGGTGCGCCTGACGTAACGTATGCGTTACAGGGTGCTATTGATGCAACGCCAAAGGGCGGTCAATTGCGCATTCCAAACGGACTTTATAGACACACTGGGCTTACTGTAGTCCAAGGTATTGAAATTGTTGGAGATACTCCCCCTGATTTATGGGATAACGACTCTACTATTGTTCTTAACGGAGGAACTGTTCTTTGGAACTCAAATATTGCTGGAAATAACTTAACAGTAGAACCACCCAATTTAGGCGACAGACGTTTACGTTTTCACATACAAGATGTTTTATTGCTTGGTGCTTTGTGGACTGGCTCTGCTTTCGTTACAAGCGGGTCTGGATATTCGGGGCATGGACTTTATGTAAACGGCAGGAGTGGTGCAGGAATAGAAACCGCTGTTGAGTTGTCGTGGGAAAGACTTTCTTGCTCATTCAACGCCGATCATGGAATTTTTCTAACTGGTTCAATTTACAACGGCGAATGCGGACACGCATGGCTATACAAAAACGGTAAAAATAATTTCCGTATTGAGGCAACGGGCGAACCTATTGGGGAAATGACTTTTAGGCAGCTTTCTTGTTTTATCGGTGGCTCAAAAACAGGCGCAACTGGATACGACACCGCAAATGTTTATATTGCTAGCGGAGGCTGCATAAACATAGGGTTACTTTCGTCTACCGGTTCTGTTGGCACTCCTGTCGTTTTGGCTGGTGGTCGATATAACATTGGAATTATTTGGTCTGAAGGTGGCGGTGGAACATCAAACGCAAATAGTATTGTTGTTGAATTTGGTAACGGAAACACAAACCCATCTGGCGCTGAAATTAGCTTTATTGTGGCAAACCCAGGCGATAATTACCTTGGTAAAATTGTTTTATTCCGCACTAATTCTAGAGGTTGCCATATAGGTCAAGTTTTGGTTGATGCAGCAGGACTTACAAATACATTAGTTGAATTTCAAACCGACGCAGACGGGCACACTGTTAAACGTTTATCAGGTACTACAACTGGTACAGAAATAGTTGATGCTGGCAATAATAATACATACGCAAATCTTTTTAGCGTTCGATCAGCGTATACCAAAAGAGGTTTGTGGACACCTACAAATCTTGCGGTTGGAAAAGAAAATTCTGGCGACGTAACTTCTGGTTCTGTTGGGCATGGATTGTTTTCGGACGGAACAGCTAACTTATCTGCCAGTAGCAGTGATGCTGGTGGGATTGCATACCTAGCGTGTAATAACAATGCAGCAGTTGCAGATGGGTACAAATTTTTTAGTTTTCGCATTGGAACAACTCCATCCGAAATTGGTAAAATTGCAGTGGCTAGTAGCGGCACAGCTATTAATTACGCCACATCGTCTGACTATCGGTTAAAAGAAAATCCTCAACCTATGACAGATGCGTTAAACCGCATTTGCCAATTAAAGCCCGTTACGTTTACTTGGAAATCCAAACAAATTTTAGGTGAAGGTTTCCTGGCTCATGAACTTCAACAAGTATTTCCTGCGGCAGTAACAGGGGAAAAAGATCAAGTGGGAATTGATAACGAACCTTTGTACCAAGGCGTTGACGCATCTAAGATCGTGGCGGCTTTGGTATCTGCGGTGCAAGAATTGACTGAGCGTATTAAAGTGCTAGAAGGCAAATAATGTCTAACAGCAAAATTTCCGCCCTAACCTCCGCAGCTACGGTTGTGGGGACGGAAGTTTTGCCAATAGTTCAAAGTAGCGCAACGGTCAAACTGGCTATTTCTGATTTAAATCCTGGTCTCAGCACTATTACTGCGGCTAAAGGCGGTACGGGGCAAACGTCCTATGCAGTGGGCGATATTCTTTATGCTAATACCACCACAACCCTTGCAAAACTTGCTGATGTAGCCACGGGCAATGCGCTTATTTCTGGCGGTGTATCAACTGCCCCAAGTTGGGGAAAAATTGGTCTTACAACTCATGTAAGCGGCACATTGCCTGTTGCTAATGGCGGTACAAACGCTTCAAGCGCCAGCATTACGGCATTTAACAACATCACAGGTTATTCCGCATCAGGGGCAACAGGCACTACTACCACAAATTTAGTTTTTAGCACTAGCCCAAGTATTACTACGCCAACATTAGTTGGAGATGCAACATTAAGTACAGGCAATCTAGTTATAGGAACATCAGGTAAAGGCATTGATTTTTCAGCCACTTCAGGTTCAGGCACAAGCGAATTGTTTGCTGACTATGAAGAAGGCACTTGGTCGCCTGTTTTACAATCTGAAGGCGGCTCATTTGGTGCAATTACATACAATACGCTTAACGGTGGGCGGTACACAAAAATTGGCAGCGTAGTTCATATTCAATGTTTGCTTTATACAAATTCTGTAACTTTAAGCACAGCAACATTAGAGGTAAGAGTAGGTGGGCTGCCGTTCACCGCCGTAGCAAGTTCGGGAACTACACAAAACGGGTTTTCTAGTGTGGCTGTTAGCCAAACATCTTTGTGGGTTGCTAATCAACCAAGTGCAGGGTTGGTTCGTGCTAACTCTACACAAATAGGTCTTTATTACAGGACAACCGCTAACGGCGCGTCAAATGTTTTAACTGTTAGCGATGTAACCTTAGCATCAACTGGAAACTTATTGCGGTTAACTGGTACATACATTGCAGCATAACTTTAACTAAAAATCCAAATGACAATAGAAAAAATAATATTAGTAGATCAAATTGAAGTGGTTGAAAATGGGTCGGTACAAGTCCGAACCAAAACATCAATCATGGAAGATGGTAAACAGATAAGTGGCACATTTCACCGCCATGTAGTTGCCCCAGGCGACGACTACAGCGCCGAGGATGCCAAGGTTCAAGCCATTTGCGCTAAGGTGCATACGGCTGAAGTCATTGCCGCTTACCAAACAGCCCAAATTCAAGCATAATGCTGAAAACCGTACTGGTGCGATCACCAGGGAATCATTGAGATTCAAAAATGACTGAAGAAGTCCAACAACCCTTAGCGGAAGTAGACTCCGCGCCCGCAGCAGCAGTGACGGCCACTCCTGAAGCAAATGTAACTGCGCCGGAAGTCGCTGATGAAGCAAAAGAGCCTTCACGGGTTTTTACCCAAGAAGAACTTGATGCAGCAATTGGCAAAAGGCTTGCAAGAGAGCAACGTAAGTGGGAAAGAGAGCAGACTCAACGTCAAGCGGAAGCCCAGACGCTGAGAGCGCCAGCAACAATCCCGTCAGTCGATCAGTTTGAAAGCACTGAAGCCTATGCAGACGCATTGGCCTATCAGAAAGCTGAACAACTGCTCGCCCAGCGAGAACAAGCAAGGCAGCAATCTGCGATTATTGAGTCTTATCACGAACGTGAAGAAGAAGCTCGGTCTAAGTATGATGACTTTGAACAAGTCGCTTACAACCCGAAACTTCCAATCACAGATGTGATGGCTGAGTCGATCCGAGCCTCGGACATAGGCCCTGAAGTAGCTTACTACCTCGGTGCTAACCCCAAGGAAGCAGATCGAATTTCTCGTCTTTCGCCTATCGTGCAAGCCAAAGAAATTGGGAGAATTGAGGCCAAAATGGCCAACGATCCTCCCGTGAAACGAACCACGTCTGCGCCAGCACCGATTTCGCCTGTCACCGCTCGCTCCACTGGAGGCCCAGCCTATGACACTACTGATCCACGGTCTACCAAGACCATGACGGATTCGCAGTGGATTGAAGCTGAAAGAGTAAGACAACGAAAAAAGTGGGAAGCACAAGCCAACCGCTAAATAATTTTTAAAGGACTTTTTTCATGGCTAATAGTATCTTAACGATTGACATGATTACCCGCAAAGCTCTCGAAATTCTTGAGAACAACCTGGTGATCACCCGTAACGTAAACCGTCAGTACGACGACAGCTTTGCTGTTGAAGG